TAAAGGGGCAACGATCTCACGAATCGCGCCCATAAGTTGGTCGGCGGTAACATGGTTGCCACTTCTCAGCGCTGCTTCCATCTCGTCGAACGCTTCGATATAGCGAAACTTGAATTCCATGGCTCGATCGCCGGTCCAGCCCATGACAAGCAGCGCGAAGCCTTGGCGAGTGATATCGAAGGAACGGCGCGAACGACCGTTAGTGTCTCGAAAATCAGTGGCTCGGAACCATGAAGCAGCGTCCAAATTTGGACGCTGCAATATATCATCGATATCTCGCAGCACATGCTGATGCTGCTTCTCAAACATTTCGGCCACGTCGCGGCTGTTAACCAAGGCAACGCCGCCAGCGGCATGCAGCTTCAATTCGGCGCAAAGCGACGGCAGCGCCACCGCAGAGCTATGCGAAGCGGACATGGATTGAACCCCCATACCGAATACTATTCAGGGACAAACGAGCACCTATCTATTTTTGGAAACTAAAACAGGCTTTCGCGAGCTTTTACTCGCTTTTACCTTCCGCCTTCTCAACCTTGGCCGCGGCGCGCTCCTCGGCGGCCAGCTTCCTGATCTGCGCCTCTTTCAGCGCCTGCTCCATATGGCGGTCATCATCGACGGCGCCCGATGCCATCTCGGCATATTCCTTCGCCACGACCTGGCGCTTCTCCTCCGCCTCGATCGCGGTCTTGGCGGTCACCGCCTGCGTCTTGCCGATCTCGGCCTCCTTGGCCTTGGCCTCGACCTTCATCTTGTTGGCGGCGGCAATGTCCTTGACGGCCTTGGCGTTCTTGCCGCGCAGCTCGACCTTCGCCGCCTCGATCGCCATCGGATCCGGCCCCTGGTCGGCCTGTATGAGCGCGTCCAGATCCTCGATATTGGCGGCCTGGAAATAGCGCCGCAGCGCCTCGGCTCCATTAAGGCTGGGATGCTCGATCGCGCTCCAGATCACCTGCGCCTTGGCCAGCGCCTGCATGTCCGTCACCGCATTGGGATCGGCTACCGGCACGACGTTGCGGTCCCTGGCGTCGTAATCGGCGGCCATGGATGGCGGCTGCAGCCGCATCATGATCTCGGGCGGGATTTGCAGCGGCTGCGGCGGGGCGCCGCCCGCGCCAGGCATTGCCCCTTGCGGAGCAGCGCCCGCGCCACCTGGGCCGGGCATAGGCTGGCCCTGCCCCCCCTCATCCATCGGCGGGCCGCCATTGTGGCCCATCATCGCCTGCTGTTGCAGCTGCTCGATCTGCTGCAGCAGCTCCTCGTCAGGCTCCCAGTCGATGATCTCGGCATAGGCCTGCTCATCCGGGTAACGCCGGTTGAGCTCGTAGAGCAGCTCGAATTCGCGCTTCAGCGAGCGGAACACCCGCTTGATGATCGCCGTGAAGACCTTCAGCCCCTGCTCGATCAGCGCCAGCAGCGTCGTCGGCTGCATGGTCCTGGCGCCGGTGTCGCCGGTCAGAACTTCCTGGACGCTCGCGATCTGCTTGCCGGCGTCGATCATCAGCCCCAGAAGCTGGAACAGAACCGGCGACGGCCCCTTGAAATCATGGGCAACCATCGCATCGCGGATCTTCTGGCCCGGCACGTTCAGCACCGTCCATTCATTCATCCGTACAGCTATCTTCGACTTCTTGACATTCATGCCGGAGCCGATGAAGCCGCCGCCCTGGTTCTGCAGCGTGGCGGCGTCCAGCATCTGGTTCAGCGAGGAGTTGACGGTCTCGCCGATCGACTTCAGCAGCCGGCCGAAGCCGATGCCGTGGTAGCCGCCATTGGGGTCGGGCACGAAGGGGAAGCCGACGAAATAATGGTAGCGCGGCAGCTTGATGATCTGCTGCTGGTCCTGCGATAGCCGGGCGGTCTCGAGATCGTAATTGGCCTGCAGCCGCACCAGCTTGCCGGTCGCCTTGTGCACCGTGGCGATCCATGGCTCACGCAACCCGTCGCCGTCCAGATCCCAGTAGCGATATTGCACCAGGAACAGATGCGCCGCGTCGTCATCGCCCTGGCGCGCCGCTGCATCCCGGTCGATCTCGGCGGCCTCATCGGCCGACGCCGCCCCATACTCGAACGGCACGAAGCGCTCATCGCGCACCCGCTCCTCGATCTCATCCGGGTAAAGCTCAAGCTCCTCGGTGATGCGCGGAACGCGGCGGATGTCCTTGGTGGTCTGATTGACTACGATGTTCATGGCCGAGGCGAACTCTGAGACATTCACGCCCGTGGCGTGCTCGCGGTAAACCTTCTTGTAGCCGTGTCCGATGATCGGCAGCTGGTGCAGCATGATGTCGAGATCAGTCTCCCAGCCGTCCTGTTCCTCCAGCAGCTGATGCGACATGTGCAGCGCCACACGGTCGGCGCGCTCCTGCTTGAGGCCATACGGATCAGGCCCGATGGTCTTGACACGCACGACCCGGTCACCCTGCACGATGGCAGGATAAGACCGCGCCCCGAATTGCAGCGCTGCCGTGGTCAGTAGCGGAAACTTGATGTTGGCCGCATTCGGCCACGGCACCGCCTTTGCCTCGGTCTTCTGCAGCACCGCGTCCATGGCGTCGCGGGCCTCGGCCTCCCAGTCGGAGCGGCTGCTTTTGTCGATGTCATATTCATCGATGACACGCGCCGCGATGCGGCTGGCCTCGCCCTCGTCGATCTCGAAGGCAACGTTGGGCATCTCGGCCCATTCGGCGAGCTGGCGCAGCGGTTCGGGGATTTCCGGCAGCGCAGGCAGCGCGTCGGGCCCGGCGAATTGCTCGTCGGGTGGGAAGGCTTCAGCGATGGCCATGGGGTCAGGCGTCCGCCGCGATGTTCGCCAGATACTCCGGCCCGATGGTCACCGCGAATTCATCCGGGCCGACCGATGCGCGGACGCTGCGAATCTCCTCATACGTGGGAACCTTGCCGACGATAAACAGCCGCCCATCGTCCAGGCGGTGAACGGAAGGGCAGCTTGATGTGATCTCGCAGCGCAGATGCTCAGGCGTCAGATTGCGTGCCATCGAACTCAACCCGCTGGCGTAAAGACCGCCATCCTATCGTCAGGCAGCGCAATGACTATGCCGTCCTCGGGAGAAAGAGGCGCCACCGTCCGTTTGAGAATTTTGCAATGGTAAACGCCATCGGTGAGCTCATGCAGATCGTTTATGCTCTCGATGTTGTCTTCGAACTTGTCTGGCATCTCAATACCCCGTGACCGGCGAGCGGCCCTGATTTTTCGGCATCTCGTATTCATCCTCGTCCAGCGGCTCGACCTGGGCATGCTTCATGCCGGTCATCACCAGATAGCGCGTATCGTCCATGGCGTGATCGTTTTCCTTGACGACCTTGCCGTTCTCATCGCGGCGGTAAATGCGGAACTCCCGCAGCCAGTTGGCGCAGGTCGAAAACACTTTCAGCCGCCCCGAGGCCATGCGCCGGTAGCAGGCCAGTATGCCGGCCTCGACGGAATTGTCAGCCTCGACCAGGTTAAGCCCCAGCTCGCGATAGACATCGAGCAGATTGCGCCCGTCGAGCTGGTTGGAACCGGCCGAGGCCGGATCGATGGCGCCCCAGATCCACTCGCCCCGCCGCTTGATGGCGTCGGCATGCACCTGCGGAGGCTGCTGCCCCATATAGTGCTCGCCGGTGATGTAGATGATGTCGTCGTCGCGGTCCCAGGCGCCCCAATGCGCCGAGGTGATCTTCCAGCCCACGTCCAGCCCATAGGCGCGCGGCCAGTAATGCGGGATCTCGAACGGCGCCACGATCAGCTGCGCCTCGTCGATCGGATAGATGCGCCCCGAGCCCAGCATCGGCACGCCCTTGGCCCGCGCCTCGCGCTCATGCACCGGGAAGGCGTCGAGCAGCTCGTCCTTTTGCTGCTGGCTCAGATGGGGCACATCATCCCACCCTATCTGGACGGCGAAGCGGGACATGCGGGCATCACTTCGTCACCGGCGGGCACGCTTCGACGCCAACCCGTACACCAAGCGCGTCGCACCAGTCGTGAAGACGTTGCAAAGATGGTGTCGCCTCGCCTCTCTCCCACCTTCCCAGCATCACGGGGTGATAACCCATCGCGTCAGCCAATGTTACCCGGTCGATGCCGTGCTGCTCTCGGACTTCTCGCAAACGGCGAATTACAGGGTAGCGGGATTCCTTGTCGGTCTTCCGACGATAGCCAATCGGTTTCAAAGCTTGAACCGGTCTAGAATACTGGGCGGCCATTCCATGCTGCTGTTTCTCACTGCGTCACCGTCGGGGCCATCTCAGGTGAAATCCAGGCTTGGCCGCGTATCATCCCAGCGCCAGAACTGCCACCAGCGCGGATAGGTCCAACCGCAACGGCGAGCGGCGCGTAGTGCCGATTTCCTCGCCTCGCGAGGCGTGTAGAAGCCATTGTTGCCGACTGAATTCTTGCCGCCCGAGAATGTCGTCCAGGTGATGGTGGCGCCGCACACCATGCCAGTCGGCGATGCGTCGAGCATCTTAATAAGCCAGTCGTGCTCGTCCTGGAAAGCAAGGTCATTCACTGCGTCACCGTCGGGGCCATCTCCGGGAGGTACTTCAGCACGACATTACTCAAGCCCTCAAGCGGCGTAAAGGTCGAAATCATCAGCCCGGACGTCGTCATCAGCCGCGCCATGCACTCGGAATAGACATCCTCCGGCGGTTCCTCGTCCAGCCAGATCACATGTTTCGCGGTGCCTTGAAACTTCTTGCGGCCCTGGTCATAGCTCTTAAACCCCAGCATGCTGGTGCCGCCGCTGGCATGCTTGATGCGCGCTGTGTCGGCCGCATGGCTGATGCCTGACCGGTGCGTCGGGTTACCGTCGATATTGTCGCCCGGGATCAGCCCCGTGCCATATTCGCCGTAAGGGCCGAGCAGGATCAGCTGCGGAATGTCGCGCGTCGTCTCGCCCGTGTCGCCGGCAACCCAGACATCGACGGGATGCTCAAAGCGCCGGCCGATCCACCAATCAGGATAAAGCCCCGTCAGGTGCAGCGTCACCTCATAGCCGCCGATGCCGAAGCTTTTGCCGACACGGTTGGCAGCGATCGCGGCGCGCTCCTGGTGCTGGATGCCGGCGGCGAAGAATTGGCAGTGCTTGGGGTATAGCTCCCGCCGCAGCGGGCCTTCATCGGGATAGACGGCGAACAGCTTACGGCGCTGTGCCCGCTTCTCCAGTTCCTCCAAAATTGCTATCGCTTCCCGCTTTTGCGAGGAGCTGAGCGAGGCGAGCTGTAAGCTGTTCATCCGTGCGCATATTCAGATCGAGGCCGCCCGACAGTTTCAGGCTTTCCCCGTATCGCTCCGGCTTCAGTTTCGATAGCAGCCATTTCTTGGTGTCGATGCGCAGCCGCGAACGCGCGACCGCCTCCTGGTCGACGACCGTTACGACGCGGCCGGATTTGGTCTCGCGATCCATCCAGTCGTTGGAGCCGTCTTCGGCTATTTCGGTGATCTCTTCGGCCCAGTGTTCGAGCTGCGTCTCGCGCGCACGCGCGTATCTGGCGGCGAAGGCCTCGTGATCGTTCAGCGCCCAATCGACGACAGTTCGTCTCGCGGGCATGTGCTCATCGCGGCAGATCTGCACCAGGGTTTCGCCCTTGGCGATCCGTTCACAGATTTCGGCGGCGATTGCTTCGGTGTAGAGACTTCTGGCGTCACTCATAGCGTCGATCGAGTATCAGTTCCATGTCCCGGTCGCCATTATCGCGGCGCACCGCTTCGGCGACGAACTCAGGCAGTGTGTTGCTGTGCTGGCCCTTGCCGTTCGTCACGAACGTGTTGAACCCGCCATCGCCTTTCCAGGCCACCAGCACGAAGCCGTCAAGATCGTCCGCGTAAAGCTCTTTGATCCATCCGTGCGCGGTGCGCAGCTTCTCGAAGACTTTGTCGGTGTGCGCCTGCCGGGCGCTCGGTAGCAGTCTGATCTCGGCGCCGTTACTCTTCAGCCGGATTTTGCCGATCCGGCAGCCACGCGAGATTGCCGTCAATAGCCGCCCTTGCCACCACGTTTGCCGCCGCCGCGCTGCTTGTCGCCGCCGCGCTTTTTCTCGTCCTTTTTGCCGCTCTTGGCCATTCGCCGCCCCATTCGCGCGTAGAAATTCCATGCTAGGAATATTAGGGTCAGTGTTTTGCCTGATTTATCAAGTGTTTTTTTCAGCCGCGAGCGCAAAAGCCGCCGCTTTGATGCGGTCGATGAACCGTTTTTTGGCGCGGTGCGCGGTTTTCTGCGGTCCACAGAGCTTTGTGCCGACGTCGGCGAGATCCCAGTACGGCGCCGATGACATGACGGTTAACGCATAAAGCGCTTCCAGGTGGATGGCTGGCAATCGCCGCTTCAGTGCGGCGTGACGGGCGCAGCGGGCCATCATGGTGTCGGGGATCGGCGAGGCCCAGCCACCGCCACCGCTGGTTCTGTCGCCCCAGTCGCCCGATTTCGTTCGCCCGTTCAGCAGTTCCTCACACACCAGCCATTCATCGAGCGCCGCGGCTTCGTCATCATCGAGCGCCCGGTCCAGTGCCGTCAATCTGCGGCTGACATATCGCTGGCGTTCGGCGTCTGCCAGGTCGGCAGACTGGTTGATCAGCTGCGACCTGACTGCCGGCGGGGTCAAAGGCGTGGTGACTCTGCCCCGCCAGACCGGCGCGCCTGGGGTTGCGATGTTGTCGAACTGCACTGATTTTGCCGGCTTCTGCGCTGTTTTCATTCCTTGCCCATCACGCGACGGTGCAATTCATTGTCCCCGTCACGCTTCGCCTGCCAGAAATCGCTAGGTGTTTGGAAAATTTTGCCGTCCCAATAGACACGCCGACCTGGACACATGCACGCCACCTGCGGTGCGTCCAAGTACATCGCTTCATCAACGCAAATCGGCACCGAATCAAAAACAACTCCGCCGTCCGCCTCGGCCTCCCGCGCAATGCACCACGCAATGATTGGCCGGCCAGCCATAACCATTTGAGTAGCACTCGAATACCCCATGTATGCGTCAAGCTTCAGCCACCCCGGTTCTGCCGGTATGAATTGCTTGCCCATTGTCTTGCCCTTCCTCATAGGTTGTTACGTTACGTTACGGTTACGTAACGAATGGCGCCGCGTAACTGTTACGTTAGTTACCCTCCCCCCCTTAAGGGGGGGGGTATCGAACCGTAACGCCGTAACGTACGGCCGTTCGTACCACGGCCAGCCCTCAGTCATGCTTGACGGACCACCCGTTTATGCCCTGGTAGATCATCCCCTTGCTCTTCAGCGCCATGCGGAAGTCGGTCAGATCCGCGCGCCTTTTGATGCCCAACTCGGCATCACGCGCCAGGCTGTTCCATTCCTCGGTCGAAAGTGGCCCCCCGGCGTCAGCAAGAAGGGCAAACATCGTCTTCTGGTTCGCCGATAATTTGGGACCGGAGCTGACCGGCGGGACGCCTTCGGCTTCGACCACGATGCAGCTGGTGATCGGTTCGCCATCCTCGTCGGTGCCGACCTCGACCGATTCCAGCTTCGATGTGATTTCCTCGCCGTCCGGCCCGTCCTTCATGTATTCGACGGTCGCCACGACATTGCCGGCGGCGTCGCGCTTGACCGAGATCTGCGCATCGGCGGCGCCGAGCAGGGCGGTGTGGCCACGGTAGCGGCTGGCTTCGAGCCCGCTGTGGTGGACGATGATGACCGCGCAATCGAATGCCTCGCGGATGGCGTCGCAGGCGCCGACATAGGCGGTCATGGCCTCGTCGCTGCTCTCCGATCCGGTGAACGATCGGTTGAGCGTATCAAGCGTTATGCCCACGGGATGGTGGCCATTGCAATTCTTCTGAATTGCTTCAATGAGCCGTTGATGATCTTTAACCAACTCAAGTTTTACTGGCATAAGATAGAACGGCACGTCATCGGCATGCTCGGCGAGATGCTGCTGGCGGAAGGCTTCGACGCGCGCCGCGAAGTGCGCCTGGCCCTCGAACAGGCAGTAGACGATGCAGCCGGGCTGCACGCGCCGGTCGCGGTAATCCCAGCCCAGCACCACATGCATGAGCAGATCGAACAGCCAGAAGGTCTTGCCGCATTTCGGCGGCCCGTAGACGACGATCAGGCCTATCATCGGCAGCAGCTTTTTGACCAGATAGCGCGGCGCATCGGTGAGTGCGATCTTGTTCCATGGGATGAGCGTAAGCGGCCGTTCCCTCGGCTTCTCGTCGGTGCGCGGAGCGTTCGGGTGCGGTCTATCCAACATCGGCCCCACAAGCTTTTCTGATTTTGTTCATGAGTTCGGGCTGCAGGAAGCCGCACCAGCCCAGATCCTCCAGCGCCGCGAGCGTTTCGCGCGGTGAGATGATGCCGTCGCGGAATGCGCGGCCGATGAACTCGATTTCAGCCTGGGCCGATTTGGCCCGCATCAGCGCGATACGCAGCTCGGCGAGTAGCAGATCGCGGGCGGGCATTTCGGACATTGGTCATCGTCTCAGATCGGCAGTTCATCATCGAACGGCAGGGGTGCGTGATAATCGGTTTTCGGCTTATCGGCGGGCGGTTTGGCGCGCGTGCGTTTCGGCCGCTGCTGCCCAATCTTGCCCATGGGCTGTACGAGGTTTGCGGCGACCGACAGCATCGTGCGGCTGGTGCCGTCATTGTTCTGCCAGCTGCGCAAGGAGATGCGGCCCTCGACATAGAGGCGGTCGCCTTTGACGAGTGCAACGGCGGTATCGACCATCGGCCCGAAGCAGGCGACGTCGAGCCACTGCGTGTCCGGTTCCTCGCCGACGGCGACGGAGAAGCTGGCCCAGTCGCGGCCGGTGCGTTCGGAGGTGCGCCGCGTCGGCTCCCGGCCGCAGATGCCGGTGAAGGCGCATTCGATGGCGCCGGGCTTCATGGGGCGGTGACTGCGAAGTATAGCTCGTCTAGACGATCCGCCTCAGCTATGCACTCCTCGCCCTTGCGCCGCATATATTTGCGGGCATCATCCAGTAGGTGAGGCTTCGCGATCAAATCAGCGACATCGACGTGCTGACTAATGCCCTCGACAAAATACCGGACGTTCTTAAGGCCGATCTTCTTCACGATCGTCCTGAACTGCGGCGCAATCTGTCCGAAGTCGATCTGCCTGTCGTCCGGACACGACTTTAAAACTCTCCGCACCGAGAGCATCACACCGTCTCGCAGCATCACCGAAGCCCCCTCCACATCCGCAGCCCTGACGGTCTCCGGGAACGCCAATCCCATGACGGAATCGGTGATTGCGCTGGCGCTATAGCCAACCTTGGCAGCGGCCTGCCAAACGAGTTTGTAAAAAATGTCAAGCTTGGTGTTCAGCATTGGCTGTCTCCAAAATCTGGGTGAGAAAATTGCGGCAACGGCGAATGGTCTCCAGGTTGCGTTCGCGCATCCCTTCATCGAGAAAGCCGCCGATTATGTATTCGGGCGCGAAGCTGCCGGCGCGGGAGAGCAGGTCGCGGCAGTTGCCGGCAACAACGAGCATGGCCTCAAATTGCGGATCGCTTTCCACCTCTGACGGCCGCCGGCGGGACATAGGATCAGTGCCACGAATGCCTTGCTTGGCAGCGTAAAGAAGTGCCTCGCGGATTGCTGCCTTGGTCGGTTCCTCGCCGCGATCAATGCGTTCGTCGAGCGTCCGGCGGATGATACCGGGATCGGCGCGCTCGGCATCGCGCAGGCTGCGCGCTTCGTGGATGTCTTTGTGAGACAGACCGAGGTCGGCGACAGTCGCTAAACCTTCCGCTTGGGAAGGTTTACCTTGCCCTGCCACCTCTCCCCGTTCCTGCGCCGCGTCATATTCGTCAGCCAGCCGACGTTTTGCGCCTGCCTCGATTTCCAATGCGCTGGCCTGGGCACGATAGACGCGCTGCAGGACATCGTCGTGAGCCTGTTTCGCGCGGGAAAGACGTGCGGTTCGTTTTGCCAAATCGTAGGCCGCTGACGCGATCTCCTTCGCCTCCAGTATCTCGGCCGAGGTCTTCGCGCCCGTGAGCGCATTTGCGGCGCGATCGATCAATCTCGACAGCGACGTTTCTTCTGCAACGATCAGGCTACTCACACTACGCCCTCCAACATTGTTTGAAGCGCCCGTCCGGCGCGCAGATCGGCCTCGTCATAGTCGAACGGCTTGCCCGCCACCGGCGCCAGGCTGACGCTCGACCGTGGCAGGGTGACAGCCGGCGCCCGCCGCCGCTTGCCCTTGCGCCGGTGTGGGGCATAGAGCCCGTGGCGCTCCATGTGGCCGGAGACGGTGCCGCGGCTGACGCCGAAATGCGCCGCGATCAGGGTGGCGCCGAGCCCGGACATGGACATCTCGCGGATCGCCGCCTCATGCCCGGCGAGCGGACAGGGCTTGGATTTCGTGCTGAAGGGGAGTTCGTAAGGCTGCCGGCCCACGCTTCGTAGCCATCCGTCCAAATGCACGACCTGCACTCTGGTCATGCCGATCTCGGCGGCGATCAGATCCCGCGGCACCTCGCGCCGACATAGATCATGGAACCGGGCGATCAGTTCGTCGGTCCAGATGCGCGGCGGCATCAGCTCGTCGCCTCTGGCTCATCGATCTCCACCGCCAGCAGTCCGCGCGGGGTTTGTATGCACCGAGCGCGCAGGCGCTGGTCTGTGTGCAGGCCGAAAAAGCCGGAAGCGCGCACAGTGTCCATGTGGATGAAAATATCGCCGCCGCGATCGAACGCGACCAGAAAGCCGTACCCTGCCTCGCGGTTGAACCATTTGACGCAGCAGCCGATCCATTCGCCGGGCGCGGTCACGGCCGCAATGTCCGCCGTGTCGACGCTCAAAACCTTGTCGACCTGCTCGCCGCGGTCGGTGTCGATGGTGGTGAATTCGACGCGGGCGCCGATCGGAAGCTTGACGATGCCGCATTTCTGCAGCGTCTTAAAGTGGAAAAAGAATCTTCGGGATCGGCCGTCCTGGGCGATGAAGCCAAAGCCGCGAGCGTCGTTCAGTTCCTGTACGCGGCCACTATAAGCTTGCGTCATTCGATTACTCCTTACTGATTGTCATCACGCCGCCTCCGCGTTGCAGTCTGGCTCCTGTTTTGCGCCGCCTTGGGCTGAGGCCAGCATCAGATCGTCGGCGGTGATCTTGATGGCGAAGCGCCGGTCGAGCGCCTCGATGAAGCGCGGCCAGTATTTTGGGAGCATCCGATTCCGCTCGCGCCACATCCGAGCGCAGTACGGCGACACAGCCATGTCTTCCGCCCGAGCTTCGTCGTTTGGCCAGTTTTTAAGCAGGTCTGTGAAAGACGGAATATTTTCATGCATGAATCCGATAATGCACAAAACGCGCACGGCTGCAACGCACAAAATGTGCACGGCAACCCTTGCTAAATTTGGGATGAATTCTATATCGGCTCAGTGTACATTCTGTGCAACGCAATAAGATTCGGGGCCGCGATGGAATTCAAGGACGAGCTTGCGCGGCGGCTGAAGGAGGAGTTCGCCTGCCGCCTGCGCCGCGCCCAGGCGAGGCGCTTCGATAACGCCACACAGGCCATTGAAGCGCTCGGCGAGCGGTTCGGCATCAGGCGCCGGACCTATTACAGTCACGCATCCCCCTCAGATCCCAGAATGCCGAAAGGGGCCGACCTTGCCCGCTATGCGGAGCTGTTCGAAGTCTCCGTCGCCTACCTGCTTTCCGGGGCCGATGCGCATCTTTATGAAGACCAGGAGTTAGTAGTTCCCAAAGAGCATGGCGACATTAACGAAGATGAATCCGCGCCAATTAACCAAGCATCGGTAAAGGGTGATTCAAAATCTTCCCATAACGGGGAAATTCGTCTAATAGTGAAGTTGTCGGCAGGTGGCGTAAAAAAACTAAGCAGCGAATGGGGAGACCTGACTAAGATGTCAGGGCAGCGCTTGCCAGTGCCGGCATTCATAGACGCAGGACCGCGTGCTTTCTGGTACCAGATCACAGAACACGACCAGTCGATGGTCACCAGCGACAGTTTTTCGCTGACGCCTGGGGCAATATTCCTGGTCGATCTCGACCGCCCCATCATGCCCGGCGACCATGTCTGCGCCTATCTCGAAGGCTTTGCCGAGCCGGTGATCCGCAAATATGTCGCCAGCCGCCCCCATAGCACGGGCGCCAGCTTCACGCTCGAGGCGCGCAATCCCGCCTACCGTCCGATCGACGTTCCCAAGGACGGCCATTGCCGGCTGATCGGCCGCGTGATTTTCTTCGCCAATCCCATCTAAAATCAACAATGCACAATTTGTGCATTTTATGCTTGACATCGATGTGCACTCGTCCAATTATGTGCACGTAACGTGCACTTTGCATGTTACTGTGGAACTAGCGGTTCTCCGCACTCTGGTGGTTCCGCAGCCCTCCTTGGGCGTTTCCTCCCTGAACTGGCCGGTCTTTGTTCCCAAGCATCGACCGGCCCCTTTTCAGAAGGTTGCACGGTGTCATTCATTGCCGAGTGCGTTTATCAGCCGACGGCGTACGGGCTGATCTTCCTTCCCCCCTGCGAAGCCGACCACCCTTGCGAACTGCAGGTCGATATCGCCGTGACAGACTATTGCCCGGCCGAGCCCGGCGTTGGCGCCGGCCCCTCCTTCGACTGGGAGATCGAGCGCGTCTGGTTCATCGACATGCGCTGGGGTTACGATGTCTGGGATAAGCCCATGCGCCCCCTCGACGATGCCGCCGACGCTCGCGCCCGGCGCTTCATCGAGACCTATTACGGCGACGAGCTTGCCGAGCGGGCAATTTATGAGGCTGCCGAACTTTATGGTGTTAGCCATCAGGTGGCGGCATGAGCGAGGCCCCCGCCACCGATCTCGACTTCGCTCGCTACGCGCCGGAGCCGCCGCGCCTGGTCTGGGATAATCCGCAACATCAGCCGGCCGACGATCTGACCCAGGCGGTTTTCGCAATCCGCGCCGGTCTGATGCTGGTTGCGCGCCTGATACTGATTGCCGGCTGCATCGTCTGCCGCCGTGCCATGAACCGCTGCCGGACCGCGATCGAGCGGCTGCTCGGTTCACTGCTCGCCGCTTGGAGCGTCGCCGGTCTCGGCTGGGGCGTCGCCATCGGTCTCCCACTCATCCAATTTTTAGCGAGGTAAAGCCAATGCCCTGGCGAGACAACCCACGAAAGAAATTCCACGAAACCCTGATCATGCTGCAGGAGGTACGCGGTGAGGATGAAACCATTCGCATGCTCGAAGCGGAACTTGAGCGCCTCCGCGTCGTCAAGGAATACCGTCAGAACCGCCGCGACCTCGCCATCGCCTCGGAACGTCAGGCGGAACTCGAACGCCGGCTTGACGCTGCGGCCGACGCCCTGGAGTTCTACGCGAACGGGGAAAACTATGAAGGTCGCGCAGCCTCGCCAATCCAGAAAGATAAGGGGCTGCTTGCGCGCAATGCGCTCGCGGCAATAGAGCCTGAATCCGACGAAGACGAAGGGGAGGCGGAATGATGGGCGCCACCGACGAGCAGGCCGAAGCGGCCATCGCCATTCTGGAGCGCGCCATCGAGGCAGCCAGGAACGGCAACCAGGCGGGTGAGAACGCGGTGGTGAAGGCCGCCGCCGCGCTCGCCCGGCCATCCGAGCAGAAGGAGCGGCCCCATGTCCATTGAACGCTGGACCATCACCGGCCGCGATGAATGGCTGGAGCGTCGCAAGGCCAATATCAACGGCTCCGAGATCGGCGCGCTGTTCGGGCAATCGCCCTATATGACGCGGCTGGGGCTTTATGCCGAAAAGGCCGGGCTGGCCGACATGCAAGGGCCCGACAGCGATGTGCTGCGCCGCGGTCGCTGGCTGGAGCCGGCGATCCCGGTTGCGGTGCTTGAGCAGAAACCGGACTGGAAGATCGAGAAATCCGACGCTTACTTTTCGAGCCCGGATCTGCGCATCGGCTGCACGCCGGATTTCATCGTCCATTGCCCGACGCGCGGCGCCGGCGTGCTGCAGGGCAAGACGGTCGCCAAGCCGGTCTTCGATGCCGACTGGCAGGATGGGCCGCCGCTCTGGATCATCCTGCAGACGCTGCAGGAGATGATGCTGACGGAGGTGCAATGGGGCGCGATCGGCGTGCTGATCGTCAGCTCCTACACGGTCGACTGCCGGGTCTGGGAATTCGAGCGTCATGCCGAAACCGAGGCCCGCATCATCTTCGAGGCCGCCAAATTCTGGACCGACGTCGAGGCCGGGGTCGAGCCGGCGCCGGACTACAGCCTGGACGCCGATGTCATCCGGGCGATCTATCCCCGCGACAACGGCACCACCATCGATCTGTCGCGTGATAATCGGATGCCGGAGCTGCTGGACGAATTCGAGCGGCTGAACGCGGAAGAAAAGGGCGCCGCCAAACAGCTGAAGGCGGTCAAGGCCGAGATCGCGGCCAAGCTCGGCGATGCGGCCGCGGCGACGCTGCCCGGCTGGGAAGTCAGAAATACGACGGTCGAGCGTGCCGGCTATACGGTGCAGCCGACCAGTTACCGGCAGTTGCGCGTCAAACGCACGGCCAGCGAGAGGAAAGCGGCATGACACAGATGACAACGCAGGCGAGCAGCGCGATCACCACCCTGCGCGACGCGCTGACCCGCATGGGCGGCGAGTTCAAGGTGGCGCTGCCCGACCACATCACGCCGGAGCGCTTCCAGCGCGTCACGATGACGGCGATCCAGCGCAACCCCGACCTGATCGTTGCCGACCGCAAGACGCTGTTCGAGGCCTGCATGATGGCGGCCCAGGACGGGCTGCTGCCGGATGGCCGCGAGGCGGCGCTGGTGATCTTCAACACAAAGAGGGGCGACGGCTGGGTCAAGGCGGTGCAGTACATGCCGATGGTCGCCGGCATCCGAAAGAAGGTCTACCAGTCCGGCGAGATCAAGGGGCTGGTGGCGCGCATCGCTTATCAAAACGACCAGTTCGATGTCCGTTACGGCGACAGCGAGCGCATCGACCACACGCCGAACCTGTTCGATCGCGGCGAGATGATCGCCGCCTATGCGGTCGCCACCTATCGCGACGGCTCTAAGGAGTTCGAGGTCATGACCATCGACGACATCGAAAAGGTCCGCAAGATCTCCCGCAGCGCCGGCAAGGGGCCGTGGGCCGACTGGTACGAGGAGATGGCCAAGAAGACGGTCATCCGCCGGCTGTCCAAGAACCTGCCGCTCTCGCCCGAGCTTAACGACTTCATGCGGCGGGACGACAGCTTCTATGATCTTAACTCCAGCACGACGCCTGCGCGCCGGATCAAGTCGGTCCAGCCGCAGACCATCGAAGCCCGGCTCGACCGTTTCGCCGGCGCCGATGACGACGATTCAGGCCCCGCGGTTCCCACGTCCCCGGAGCCTGAGACTGAGGAGACGCCTAGCCCGCTCACCTCCTCAGAGTCCGCACCGCCCGAGGCCCAACCCTCGCAACCTTCGCAGGCCGAGGGTGGTGCGGACGCCCCCAATGAGGTGCCAGTCAAGATCGCCGACGCAGTGGCGCGCGGCCGGGCGGCGCGGGCGAGCGGCCACAAGCGCGAGGTGCCGAAGGGCTACCACTACAAATCGCGCCAGGACGAGGCCGACGCCTTTCTGGCCGGCTGGGATGAGGAGAACGAAGTGATCCGGGCCTATGAATCCGGCACGGTGTGAGGGGGGCTGCAAATGGGACTGCCAATTTCAAAGGAAGACAGACTGATGGATGAAATCTGGGAAGAGCTTGCGATCGCTCGCGCAAGGTTCCCAGCGCCGAACCTGAACATGTGCGCCCTCACCGAAGAAGTCGGCGAACTCGCCCAGGCGCTGCTGCACACCAAATTCGGCGGGCGATGCGGTGGCTGGGCAAACGTCCGCAAAGAGGCGATCCAGGTTGCGACGATGGCGATCCGCGTTGCCCTTGAAGGCGACTCGTCCATCGCCGAGCCAGGTGATGAGGATTGAGCAATGCGCATAGCCAAAGCCAAACGCAAGGACGGCCAGTTGCAGGTCGAGATCGAGGACACCGACAGCGACACGGAACGCCGCACCAGCCTGAAGTCGCTGGGCGGCTGCCATCCTGATCTGGACGAAGCCTTCGACGCGCTAGCCCCGTGCGTCCGCGAAATCCTGGAATGGCCAAGCTCGCTCTACGGCAACTGCATGAAGGTCACCGGCGTCTCCTGGTCGGTCAGCGAAAAGACCGAGGTCGAGGGCGCGGTGATCTCGGCCCAGGCTGCGCTTGAGGATTGCAACTCGCCGTTCTGCTTCAACACGCCGTTCCTGCCGTTCGAGCTTTACAACGAAGGGAACGAGGGCCAGCCGGTGATGCCGGACGGGGCGCAGGATGCGCTCGCCGCGCTGCGGGTCGAGGTCGAGGCCTACATCAACGGCAAGCGATCGCAGGGGGATTTGTTCGAGGAACTTTCTCAGAAAACTGCAGAAGTCGTGCACGCGATGATAGAGCCGCATTTAGGGGAGCACGCATGAAAATCTATCTCGCATCACGCTATTCGCGACACCCCGAGATGCAGGCCTATGCCCAGCAGCTTGGCCGCATGGGCCATGCCATCACGTCGCGCTGGATCAACGGCGACCACCAGATCGACGATGCTGGCCTCTCACTGCAAGCCAAGGCCGCAGAGCGCGTCAGGTTCGCGCAAGAGGATCAAGCCGACCTCGTCGCGGCCGACTGCGTGATCTCGTTTACTGAAGCGCCTCGATCGACGAATTCACGTGGCGGACGCCACGTCGAGCACGGCATGGCTCTGGCGCTTGGCAAGCGGGTGATCGTTGTCGGGCATCGCGAGAACGTCTTCCACTGCCTGCCGGAGGTCGAGTTCTTCGAGCGGTGGCTTGACGCGGTTGAGGCGCTGACGTCATGACCACCAACCAGCGCATCGCCGCGATCATCGCCGGCAAGGTCTTCGACCTGGTCGCGCAAAGTGGCGTGCGCTCGGTCCTGAAAAGCCACATCGAGCAGGCCGCCTTCGAAGCGCTCGCCATCGTCGAAGCGGACGCAGCGCGCGGTGGTCTGCTCGAGGCGCTTTCCGTTGCCCGCAGCGGCGATGAACTGCGCGCCGCCGCCGGCGAGCTGCTCAAGAGCCTCGATCCATTTCGCGCGACCATCCCGCCCGGCAAGCTTACCGTCGACATCAAGCGCCTCGAAACCGCGCTGCTGGCGGAGCTGCTGAAATGACTGTGCTGGCGCTGGATCTCGGCACCAACCTCGGCTGGGCGGTCAGCTACGGCCCCAACGACATCCTGCACGGCACGATCGAATTCCGCACCGGCCGCTATGAGGGCGGCGGCATGCGCTGGCTGCGCTTCCGCACCTGGCTGCGCGGCATGCATGACGAGCACGGGCCGATCGACGCGATTTACTTCGAGGAGGTGCGCGCGCATAAGGGCGTCGATGCCGCGCATATTTATGGCGGCTTCCTCGCCCAGCTGACGGCGTGGTGCGAGCAGAACGAGGTTCCCTATCAGGGCATCAGCGTCGGCGCCATCAAGAAGCACGCCACCGGCAAGGGCAACGCCAACAAGCTGGCGATGATGCTGGCCATGCGCGAGAAGGGTTTCACCCCGCGCGATGACAATGACGCCGACGCGCTGGCGCTGCTGCTGCTGGTGCTCGATGAGAACAGGGCAGATGCATGAGCCTCACCAAAGAAAGCCTGTTTCCGGAGCTGGAGGCTGCGCTTCAGCGCGAAGTCGCCAAGGCGATCGAAGCGGCCGTCGAGGAGGCTGCGGAGCAGGTGCGGGTGCGCATCCGCGAGAAGCTTGGGCCGATCGCGTGCTCGCTCTTCAGCTCTTATCAGATGGAACGCCGTGGGCATGACTTGGTGATTAGAGTGCGCATTGGCGAGGAGCCGAAGACGCCATGAGCCGCTATGCCGCCAGCACCGAAGTCCCGGCCGAGAAGTCGCGCACGGAGATTGAGCGCACCCTGACGCGCTACGGCGCCGACCAATTCATGTATGGCTGGCAGCAGGGCGGCGCGCTTCTAGGCTTCCGCGCCCAAGGCCGGCACGTCAAATTCATCCTGCCGATGCCGGATCGAGGCGAGCAGCGCTTCACGCATTTCCGGCAGCGCGGCTATCTGAAGCCGCGCACCGCGAGCTCAGCCGAGGCTCATTATGAGCAGGCCATCCGCCAGCGGTGGCGCGCGCTGGCCCTGGTCATCAAGGCCAAGCTCGAAGCCGTCGAGGCAGGCATAACATGCTTCGAAGACGAGTTTCTGGCGCATGTCGTGCTGCCGAGCGGTCAACAGGTCGGTGAATGGCTCCGGCCGCAATTGCAGCTTGCCTATGAGAAGGGCGACATGCCGCCGCTGCTTCCGGCGCCGAACTAGAGTGTGAGTGATGAGTGACATTCCATGAACGAGCATGCCATCCAGACGCCGGCGGCCAAGCCCCGCGAGGTCTTGCCGCTTTCGTTGCCGCCGCGCGGGCTGTCGCGCGTTTACGCCGCGGCCTATATCGGCGTCAGTCCGAGCCTGTTCGACCAGATGGTCGCCGACCGGCGGATGCCTCGCCCCATTAAGATCGGCGGAAGGCGGGTCTGGGACAGGTGGAAGATCGATGAAGCCTTCTCTGCGCTCGACGAGGACGGCGGGCGACCGCACAATGTCTGGGATGAGGTCACCTAGACCCGCATCAAGGTGAAGTGATGAGTTGCATACCATGACCGAGCAGCAGATCAAGCTTCGCGAGGCCGTTCTGCCGCCCTCGCTGGCGCCGCGGGGCTTGTGCCGCGTCGAGGCCGCTGCTTATATCGGCGTCAGCGCAAGCCTGTTTGACCGGATGATCGAGGGCGGCATGATGCCCAAGCCGAAACACATCTGGGGCCGCAGGGTGTGGGATCGTCTGCAACTCGACCAAGCCTTCGCCGCGATCCCAAGCGGAGGGAAGCGCGAAACGGTCAGTCAATGGGATGAATTTGTGAATTCATGATCCGCGCCATTCGCCTGCGTTACGTCACCGCCGACGTCGACCGCTACGGCACCGTACGCTACTACTTTCGGCGCCGGGGCGTGCGGCAAAAAATTCGACTGCACGGACTGCCTGGATCGGCCGAATTCATGGACGCCTATCAGGCCCTGCTTGATGGACGGCCACTGCCACCAACGGCCGGGAAACCGTCCCTGCTCACCAGAGCGGAAAGCGGCTCTTTTCGCTGGTTGTGTCAGCAATATTTTGCCGTCCAGACCTTTAAAGCATTGGACGTAAAAACCCGCCGGCGACGCGAGTCTATCTTGATGATGATTTGCGACCAGCCCACTTCCGAAGCCGACCCGCGACCAATCGGCAACGCCCCCTTCGCAGAAATGCCGACGAAGGCCGTGCGGCGGATCAGGGATCGCAAGGGCGCTGAAAGCGTCGCAGCGGCGAATGACTGGCTTAAGGCGCTGAAGGCGCTGTTTAAGTGGGCCGTCGACGCCGAATATTGCGACCACAACCCGGCCAAAGACGTACCAAAGTTCAAGGTCTCCACCGACGGTTTCCACACATGGACAATCGAGGAGGTCGAGCAGTTCGAAGCAGCGCATGCCGTCGGAACAATCCCGCGCCTTGCGATGGCCCTGCTTCTTTACACCGGCTGCCGACGGTCCGATGTCGTGCTGCTGGGACCCCAGCACATCAAAGATGGCTGGCTCACCTATACGCAGCAGAAGAACAAGAACCGCAGCCCGGTAACGCTGAGCCTGCCAATTCTTGCCACGCTTGCCGACATCGTCGCAGCGACACCATCAGGGCACCTGACGTTTCTTGCGACACAATACGGCAAGCCGTTTTCGGTCAACGGATTCGGAAATCGCTTTCGCGACTGGTGCGACAAGGCGGGACTGCCACATTGCTCTGCCCATGGCCTCCGCAAGGCCGGCGCATCGCGCGCTGCGGAAAATGGCGCAACCACGACGCAGCTGATGGCAATCTACGGCTGGCGGGATATCAACCAGGCGGAAACTTACACACGCAAGGCGAGCCAAAAACGCCTTGCCGGTGATAGCATGCACCTGATCGGCGGCATGGACAAAGCTGGAACAAATGTGTCCCACTCTGATGTTGGGTTGCGAGGCAGTGGGACAATTTCGCCAAAAAGGGCAAGAAAATCAGCTTCTTAGATTTTGGGTGACATTCCCCTAGGGAGCGCCAAAACCGTGAGTTTTCAATAACTTACGGCCAAAGTGGGACACATAATTACCCACCATTTCATTAGCTTTTTTGCCGTTTGTGTCCCACTCGGCTGGGGCGCTCGATAGGCGCAATTATCGCCTCCCCACACCTCTCCTCCCCCCCCGAACCCAAAAGACACATGTGCACGTGCGGATTTCACGTATCATGCACATTTGTGCTTGCGCGCCGGATAATTTCCGTTTTTATATGGGCGTGCACAAATTGAGGAGGGGTTGCGGTGTTACAAGTTCTGCCAGCGTGCATTCCAACTCGGATTTGCCTGGGCGTGTGCACTTATGGGCGCCCGATGATGCTGACCAAATGCCTCGCCTCGCTGCAGGCCATGACGACGCCGGCGGGCTGCGAACTCGACATCGTCGTCGTCGATAACAACCCCGCGCCGGTCGAGCAGGGCCTCGTCGGCTGCTACCGGACGAATGACGGGCGCCCCCTCATTTACCTGCATCAGCCGCGCCGCGGCATCGCCCAGGCCCGCAACTTCATTCTGGAGGCAGCCGAGGAAGACATGGCCGACTGGATCGCCATGATCGACGACGACCAGATCGTGCCGCCGGACTGGCTGGAAGAGATGGTCGTGTCGCAGCAGAGCTATGACGCTGACGTCGTGCAAAGCTCGGTCGCATTCGACCTGCCGACGCCAGCGCCCGCATGGGGCTTCGAGAAGGCCAAGACACCGAAATGGCGTTTGGGCATGGACCGCGCCGCGACCGGCGGCGTGCTGTTCCGCTCGTCGCTGATTGCCCAATATCCCGGCCTGGGGCTGCGCTTCAATGAAAGTTATAAGCTGACCGGCGGCGAGGACCGCGATTTCTTCCGGCGCGCTTACCTGCGCGGCGCCAGGATCGTGCGCACGCCGCGCGCCATCGCCGTCGAGACGATCCCGGCCTCCAAGGTCACCTTCGACGGGCAGGTGCGCGACGCCTTCCTGAAAAACTGCGTGCGGGTCCGGCAGGACGGCGACATCTACGGCGCGCCTTACTGGATACTGAGCAACAGCTGGACGGCGACGGGTTCGCTTTTCGAGGGCCTCGCCCGCCTTGCATGGGCGCCGATCGCCTCGATCAGGTCGGCCGATGAAGGGCGCCGGCAGCTGCTTTTCGGGGCCAAGCGGATCGCTAAGGCGTTCGGCATCTATGTCGGCTTTGTCGGCTTCGTGATGCCGGAGCCTTACCGCGAAATACATGGGGAGTAGAGCGATCCATGAAAGATAATCACCAGCATCAACTTGGCGACGGGCCGGTTCAGGATGAGTACAAGGCGCGCATGACGGCAATTGCCAAAACGCTCGACGAGTTTCTCAATGATGGTGCCAGCGGCAACGACCGTAAGGCCGGCTTCGTGCTGCTCGTGTTTCCCTTCGGCGCCGCGGAAAGCGGGCGCTGCAATTTTATGTCCAACGGCGCCGATCGCCGCGACATCGTCGTCCTCATGAAGGAGATGATCGCTCGCTTCGAAGGTCAGCCAGAACTAACGGGCAGGGCGTAGTGAAGGGCATGGACCAGTTCCCGCGCGGAAAATTTTCTGAAGATGATGAGGGCGCGCTCGAAATAGCGATCGGCACCAAGGACCGCACGCTCATCATTCATTTTGGCAAGTCGGTGCATTGGATCGGGATGGACCATGACGCAGCCGTGCGGCTGGCCGAAAACATCCTGAAACACGCCAAGACCATCGCCCCCGCCCGTGACAGAGCGTAACGCCATGCAGATCCACGAAAAGCTCAGCCGCGAGGCCTGCCGCGTCGCAGTTCTTTGCGCGCAATACAAGACCATCCACGAGCGTGGCTATTACCCGTCCCTGCTGCCGAACATCTCGATGATGGATGAAGCGCTGGAGTTTGCCCATACGGCGGCCGGCAAAGGCGAACCGGCGATGATTCTGCGCGCCACTGTGATGCTGGAGGATTTCAAGGAATGACCTGTCTTCTGGCTGCCATGCCGGTGGCAGCCGGATGCTCGCGAGCCCATAAAGCCGCGAGCCGGCCAGCAGGGCCCCCAAGGCCCCCCAAGCCCGTAAACCCTGCTGGCCGCCCCCTTCCCGGTGTTGCACTAGACACCGGGACGACGGCCCCGAGCCCAGCTGCCGACATCACAGATGTGGCTCGGGGCCTGACTATACCGGGCAGCCCCAGCGGCCCGGCGACAAAGCGGCGAGAGACCGCAAGCGACGTGATCGCGCGGGCAACCACAGCGGGGTGCCGCGATCACCAGGTGCCCCAGGTCGGTCGTTTCCTCCCTGCCTGGGGCATCACCTAGCCTACCGGTGAATCGAATTTGTGACGAGTTGACTGAAACCTGAAAACCCGATGGGGGATTTGATGAAAAGAGTAATTATTGCCTGCGGCCTGCTCGCGATCATGAGCGGCCAAGCGCTGCCCGCCGACATCTACGGCGGCAGCACCAAGGACGATCCAGGCTATGCCGACACGCCAGCCCAGTACTGGAGCCCGACCGGCTTCTATATCCGCGGTGACTTGGGCATCGCCAATGGCGACCGTTCGACGGACCGCGACATCACTCGCAATCTGGATGGCGAGTTGACGGTTAAGGACGAAGATCATGCAGAGTGGGTTGCGGAGGGGCTGACCGACCTCAACGTTCCCTTCACCCAGGACGGAAACAACTTCCTCATTCCCTTGATCGCGGACCGGCTTGGTTACGGTGCAGATCAAAGCTGGGATTCGATGGTGTTCGGTGGGGAGATTGCCTATCTGCATGCCATTCCGAACACCCGGTTCGGTGTCGAAATTGCCGCCGGCGTCACGTTCTACGACGACGACGACAGCACGACCACGACAGGGCATGTGAACAGAGCTGGCCGCTATCTCGGCGGGACGGCAGCCAGTGAGTTCAACTTCGGCGGTGGGGCCTTCACTTGCGCGGATATCGCAACCTGCGCAGGTGATCCGTCTCATTTCACGCAGTCGGGCTTTGCCAGCGTGCATCGTGATCACGACATCGATCTGATTCTTCGCGGACATTTCTTCGCGGCGGAGAATCTGTCGTTTTATGTCGGCGCCGGCCCGAGCTGGGCACGTGCGGACATAAGCGGCGCGAATGCCCCCGATGCTGGCCAGATCCCTGCTCAGATCGAGGGCTTCTATCCGACGGCGTTCAGCGACACTGAGTCATCGATCGGCTATGTGCTGAATGCGGGCCTGCTGTTCTGGGCGACGGATCGTGTGACTGTCGGTGCTGACTACACCTATAAAAATCACGACTTCGATGCGTCGGCTAGCAATAGCGGATCTTTCGACGTGTTTCCTGACTTTCTGAGCCTATCCGGCGGCGCACAAGATCGCGTTTCGGTTGAGGACGATGTGCACACGATCAAGGCGCGCATCGGCTTCAAGCTGAACTAAACGACCAGACAAGGGGCGGAGCGATCCGCCCCTTTACTTCCGACGGACGAATAGAATGATCCAAACGATAATCTGGATTTTTGTTCTTGCAATCGATGCCGCCGCCATCGTGGCCGTCATCATTCACAAGCTTGTATGAGCCGGTTTCCCGCAGCCGGGGATTCCTTGCGGCGAGTGGTGGGCGTCGTCCTTGGACTGGGTGCGCGCGGGGTACGCAAGCGCGCATACCTGGATGGACAGGCAGGTTCGGTATCGGCTGCGGGAGAGATGATAGGGCCGTCATAAACCAGCCATCCCACCACACCTTCACGGCGGCGCGACAGTTAGGAATTGACGATGAACATTCAACAGCCGATCGAGCCAGAGCCCGATCTGACCCTTGCGGTGCAGGTCGGCGCAAAAATGCGCGACATCCGCAAGTCGAGGGGCATGACGCTCAAGGAGCTGGCGGATAAGATCAATACGACTCCCCAGACCGTGCAAAGGCTGGAGACGGCGAATATGACGGTAAACCTGGAATGGCTGGAGCGCATCTGCGCCGCCCTGAACGTCGAGCCACGGGCGCTGTTCGGCAATGACGACGCGCTCATGTTCCGCGAGGCCGTCAAACAGATCCGCCGCGAGGCCCGCATCATCCGAATGGACGGGCAGACGTTTGTCGAGCAACTCGACGCCTTTTTGGAGCGGTCCGGTGGGTGATGTAAGTTACGACGACTGGCGAGAAGTGACGAACAGCCACGAAACGTTCGATGAAATCGCGCGCGTTCTGAAGACCGGGCAGCCTGTTGTTCTGGGTTGGACGGATGGCGCTGGAACACACCTTGATGTTCTGTTCACATGGAACGCTCGACAATACGGCAGCCTGCAAGGCGGCCTGAGCGCTGGCACCGATTTGTTCGTCAGCATCATGCGGATTGGCGCGTTCGGTTTCGCGGTGCCGATGGACGCAGCATCGCATCCTGGTTACATCGGCGAGAAGCTTTGCTTGCGCGGCTCGACTGCTGAAGCGCTCGCCGAACTGATCAACGGCGTGCGGGAACGATTGGCGTGAGACTAGAGGGCCGCTACCCAACCAGCCCCTTAACGATCAGCACGGTCACCACGAACAGCGCGACGCCGAACGTCAGCAGCTGCAGCGCGAACACGCAGCCGCCTAAAGTAGACTCAACCCCTTCAAGACGATCGTCAAGAGCGCGGCGGCGATCAGTCCGCCGCCCCACCTCATGCCGGCCCATAGCATCGTAGAGATTGCGTCGATCTTCGTCAGCAGCTTCTCCTCCAGCGCCTCCAGGTCCGTGTCCTGGCGGTCGTTCCGCTGGTCGACTCTCGCGAAAGCTTCCCTGGTGTGATCGTGCCGCATTTCTGAGATCGTCTGGAAATGCTGCAAACCACTCTCCAGCACCGTTAAGCGCTCTCTCAGTTTCTCGACTCCGTCCTGCGGCGCAGTATTTGGCATGCATCACTCATCTCGCTTGCACAGCGCGTCCCAGGCGGCGTTATGCCCTCGGGCCTGGCGCTTGGTTTCTTCTGTGTCGTTGCGGCTGTAGCGGATCGGCTCGAACGCCTGGCAGGCCGTGTCGATGACGGCGGTTCCTGCCGGCTCCTGGCAGATGACGCCTTTGCCGGTGCCCAGGATCTGAAACGCGAAAAGGCAGGTGCGGGTTGCAGCCGCTTCAGTCGCGGATGTAAGGATCGTCAGGATCGGGATCATTGTCATTATTAGCACGACGGCGCGCCTCCATGGCCTTCCTGATCCGCGCATTCGAAATCTCCAGCCCTTCGGCGATGGCCTTCGCCTCGCCCGCCTCAAGCAATTGCCGCTCGCGCAGCCAGGACACCAATCCGTTGACGCCCTGGAGCGCGAGCAGTATGGCCCTCAGCCAGCTCATCCGATGGTCTTGGTGGCCTTGATGCGGCCCCAGATGCCGAGCACGCCGGCAACGCCAACGGCAAGCCCGACGACCAGGTCAGGCCCTTCGGCAAGGATGTGAGCACCGGCACTGTCGCCGATCACGCCGAGGCTGACGCCGACGCCGACGCCGACCTGAATGATCGAGGCCCAGATGGTGCGGCTGGTGTACCAGGGTTTTGTCTCTTCCATGAGTCTGTCTCCTTCTAATCGTCGAGTTTGACGCGCTGTGGTTGGAAGACGGCACGATTGATGGCCATGAAGGCCTGCTCGATGCCGGTACGCCCGATGGCGAGCCAGCGTTGGTCGATGTCCGGCCGGTCGCGCAGAGCATCAAGCCGCTGGAGGACTGTCTCTTCGATCTGCTTGTGCACGTTTACAATCGCAACTTTGCCGTCGGATTGCGCGGTGTACCCCGCAACAGGCATCGGCTGATGGTCCGTCACTTCGATATTTCCTTTCGTTGAGATTCAAACCTCATTGATCGACAAGATGCCGCCCGTCATAGCGACGGTCTCGGACTCGCCGGGCATCGGAGCGCTGAGCGGCCAGCGCGCGCCAAGCAGCCGCCCTTTGGCGAGAGGGGCGACCTTGATGGCGTTGCTCTGATTGCCGCCGAGATTGTAAAAATTAGGGCCATTCTCGCCGGCATAGAACGCGACATGCCCCTGGTAGCCGCTTTTGGAGCCGCGCCAATAGACCATCACGGCCCCGAGCGTCGGCGCGCACGGTCGCCCGAATTTGAGCCAGTTGCGCGCCAGGTAGGGATTGACCGGCAGCGGCTCGTGCGGCAGCGAAACCGCAATGCAAGTTTCGATGAAATCGCCGCACCAGGGCATGACGCGCGGATCGCCTAGCGTGCGGCCGTCGCTTTTCAGGAAGCGGCGCAGCTCGGCGACGTCGCGCTGCTCATGCAGCCCTTTCTTGGTCAGCGCCAGGTCGAACCATGGCTTTGCCGTGCCGTTCCAGGCCGGCACCCCGTCAGCCGCGGTGAACATGACGGCGAGCGTTTTCGGCCCAGCTATGCCGTCGATCGCGAGCGGCGGATGCGCGCGCTGAAACGCCATGACGGCCGCAATCGTGCGTCGCCCGGATATGCCATCGACAGGCCCCGGATCGAAGCCGAGCGCGGCGAGTTGGCGCTGGATCTCGGCGGTGCCCATCAGCTGCCGAACTCCAGCACGACCACGATGCCGGCAGCCCCGGCGCCGCCCGCTGTCCCGGTCGTATCGCGCACATTGGCTGCGCCGGAGCCGCCCGCTCCTCGCGCAACGCCGGCAACGCCGGCAACCGCCGAGGAATCGGTAGCGTTGGCGGCACCGCCGGGACCGCCGCCCCAGAAGGACGTGCCGCCATCGCCGCCCGTAGCATTCAGGATGCTGGCACCGCCGTGCCCCAAACCAGGCCCGCCGTGTCCGCCGGCGATGTTAATAAGCCCCCCCGTTGGCACGCCGCCGGCGGCGCCGGATGTGGCATTGACCGCGGCGGTGGCGCTGATCCCCGTTCCGGCGGCGCCGCCGGTGGCCGTATGCAAGGAGCCGAACGTCGTATTTCCGCCGGCGCCGCCATTCCCGCCGGTGTCGGCGCCCGCCGTGCCGCCGGCGCCAATGGTGACGGTCTGGCTTGCGCCGACTTGAGCCGCCGTAAACAATTCGATGGCGGTGCCTCCCGCTCCGCCGCCCGAGCCTGCCCCAACACCAGACCCATCGCTATCGGCTCCGCCGCCGCCGCCGCCGCCGCCGGTCGAGATGACCAGCACGCGCTCGATGCCGCTCGGCCGCGTATAGGTGCCGGAGGATGTGAACACCTGAACGGATTGAAAGCCGGGCAGCAGCGCGCCCAGCGCGGTCGCGTCGACGCCGTCGATCCGATACCATTCGGCGCCGTTCGACCAGATGCCGACGACCGCATTGTTGTCGGTGAGCGTCAGCGAGGTCGAGGAGTTGTCGATCGTCTCCGAACCGTTCGGATCGATGATCATCGAATTGGCGGCGACGGTTTTCTTGAAGATGAAGCCCTTGCCGTCGCCGACGCTGGCAGCGCTCGGCAGATCGAACTCGATATTGCCGGAGGTGGTGTCGGCCTCGTAAGCCTTGCCGGCATCAGCGGCCGTCAGGGCAACGGGCGAGGCGGCATTGGTGACCTGCGTCCAGGCCAGCAGCGGCGGCGCGAATTCCGCCGCAGCGGCTGCGGGCGTAGCGGCCGGCAGATCATCGACCGGCCAGTTGCTGATCGTGACGTCGAGCGAATCCGTCAGCGTCTCCTTGTAGTCTTCAACGGCGTCGCTATCGCCGAAATAGACCGAGGTCGTCAGCCGGCCCGAGGCGTCAAGCACCAGCGGATTGCTATTCGGCGTCAGCCCCGCGGCGTCGGAAAAGGTCTCCTGATCCGTGGTGGTGCCGGCCTCGTCGTAATGGAGCTTACCGCCGGCGAGCGGGGCGCCGTCATCGTCGAAGAATTGCTCACCCTGGATGCGGTGCAGTTTGGTCGCCATGTCGATGTCCCAAAGAAAAAACCCGCCGAAGCGGGCCTTGCGTTGTCGATTGTGGTGTGCGCTCACATCAGCGCGGAAGCTGCAACTTCGCGCGCCATCTCCTCCGATGGGCAGACGCGCGGATCGCCGGACTCGTTGACGCCGTAGACGTAATATTCGTCGACGCTGGCGTCGTGCCAGATTTCGACTTCGCCGTCTTTCAAGATCAGCTTCATCCCGATCTCCTCACATCAGCGTGAAGAGCTTGTCGCATTCCCGCCGCAGCTTGCCGTGCAGGAAATAGAGCGACTGGATCAGTGACTCCTCGGCCTCGCCGGTGGCGGCGCTATCGGCGGCGAGCCGCAGCAGGTTGATGTGCTCGTCCATGTCCTGGACGGACTGGTGAACGAGTTTCTTGACGCGATCGGCATTGCTCAGCGTCGGGTGGTTGAGTAAGCTTACAACAGCCATAGCGACCTCCTGTGAAGGTTGGTGTGGTAGGCCTGATGGGGAGGGGCATCTCTCCGTCAGGCCGCAATATGGACTATATAGGCCGTATAGTGGGTTGTCAATACGGCTAATATAGGCGATATTCCCTTTATGGCCGCTGAAACGATTTTCCCCGTTCGAAAGCTTGTCTACCTCACCGAGGGGCAGGCCGTTGCGATTTCCGATTTCCGCTTTGCAAAGCGCCTGCAATCGGAGAACGAAGCCATCCGCCAGCTCATCGAGCTAGGCCTTGAGGCCGCCAAGCAGCGCCAGAAGGTGAAGGCATGAACAAAATCGAATACCGGATCGAGCTTCTCAAGCTGGCTCTCGCCATCCTGGAATACGAGGACTCGCCGCCCGTGAACGTCGAGAATCTCACAAAGACCGCCGACGGCCTCGAAACGTGGCTGCATAAAGCAGGCCCTACGGACTGACAAAGGCATGAGCGAAGAGCGCCACGTTTTCCACATTCGAATTAATGGCGGTCCTGAGCAGCGCATTCTCACAAAGAGCGGCGTGTACGTTTACGCCGTCGCTGCGGTACCTGCGCTATTCGACACTGGCTTGCCGGTCTCCGTGGAAATCTGGGTGCCCAGGCTTCTGCCGGAATACGGCCCCTATTCTTACAGGGTAGAGACTGACGAATTTGGCAATCCAGTAGTGCGGCATGACCTTGCGCTTGAGTTGGAGCGCTCGAAGGCCGTCCCTAAGGACTGACCTGCATCTCGTCCTGCGCCCCGCCCTGCCCGGCCATCTCCTGCGTCACGAACTGCATGAAAGCGTCCAGCGCCTGGCCGAAATCGCTGCTGCCGGGATCGGCCGCCGATAGCGCGTTCTGCGGCTGGCCGCCGCCCATCTGCGCCGGATCGCGCAAAAGCCCGCGATCGATGCCCTGCCGCATCAGCTCGCCCGCGCCTTCCGACAGCATCATCGGCCCCGCAGCCTTGCCGAGAAAACGCGCCGCCGCCCCGATCCCGGGCACCTTCGACAGATATTGCCCGCCCTTCATCGCCGCAGCCGTCGTGCCGCCGGCAACAGTGGCGGCGCCCGCGCCGGTCGCGGTCTGCTCGACGGGGCCGGCGCCACGCGCCTCGGCGGAACTGCTGGCCGCGTCATAAGCCATAGTGCCCGCAACGATCGGCAGGGCGACGCCGGGCAGCCGGCGCGTCGTCGACGCCATGTCGCGGACCTTGCCCGACAGCCGGCTCGCGAAGTTCGGCCCAGGATTGACGCCGAGTTCGCGGGCGACTGCTGCGCGGTTCTTCGCCGTAACATTGCCGGCCAGATATTGCGCGGCTTGCGCTTTGGTCATCTTGCCTCTTGCGCCGGCCTCGCGCGCCGCACGCTCCAGCCGCTCGCTATTCGTGGCGGGCTGTGTCGGGGCCGCTGGCGGCGTGTTAGGCGGCGGCAGTGCTTGAGGCGGCGCTGCGCGTGACAGGGCGTTGTCGGGCATCGTCGGCGGCTTGTCGTCAATGCCGGGGATCGCTTGCGGCGTCAGCGATCGAGCCAGACCCTCCCCCGTCGTGACCGCGCCGGCGGCGAGCAAGCCTGTCCCGCCTGCATTGACCATGTCACGCCCCATGCCCTCCTTCATCCTGGGCGCCACATATTCGCGCAACGCAAGCCCCTCGGGGATGAAATAGGTCATCGCCTTGCCCGCATAGGGCGCGAATCGCCGGCCTGTGCCCATCGACTGCTGGCGCGCTGGCGACATTGCCTTCTGGCGGCGCTCGATGCCTCCGGCGGTCTTATGCCCGAGATACATGCCCGCGGCCGCTGGCACGGCAACCTTGCCGCCCTCATAGGCCTGACCGATCGGCGAGCGCTCCCAGTCTTCCTGCTCCTGCTCGCGCGCCGTGGATTCCGCCCCGCCGATCTCATTCGTGACCGTGCGCACGCGCTCCTGAAGCTCGCCGCGCTTTGTTACGGCGTCCTGGTAGAGCTTCTCATTCTCGGCAATCGTCCGGCGGCCCTCGTCGATCTCCGCCTGCCCACTGCGGCCGGACATGATCTTTTTCTTCTGCTCAGCCGTGTAGCGCTCGGGCAGCTGGTAATTTTCCAGCTCCTGCATTAAATTCTGCAGAAGTTTTTTCCGCGGGTCCATTTCGGCCATCAGGGGTGTCCTATGTCGAGTTTGGAAATCTTCATATTATTTTTCATCATTGGATTCGTCTCGGTCGCAGCCGGGCGGCTGTGGCAGCGCTGGCGCTAACGATCTTTACCAGCCTCGTATAATCGTGTACAAAGTGTGCATGAAATGGAAATCCACGCAAATCGCCGTTTTCCTGCTGCTGTTCTTCTGGGTACATTATCGGATCATCAACAAGGCTGGCTGGAGTGAGTTCCTGCTGCAGGGGCCCATGCTCCCGCTTATCATGGCTGGCTATTGCTTCATCGTGACCTGCATCATTTTCAGCATCACCTTGCGGCTGCAAGTCTGGTATCGGGCACGCCGGGCTCGCCGTCAGGGCGCCGGCAAGCGCGGCGTCCCTTCCATCGTTCCCGACAGCAATTGCGATGTCAGCTCGGCAGCCAAAGCGGCGCCGCGCGGCGTCCGGGCGCTGTAGCGGCTGAGCGCAATAAGTCGCTCCCGCGCATTCGGGTCGATCATCAGCTGCGCCAGGTCTTCGACATTCCGCCCCATCCGCCATTGCTGGTAGCGGTCGCGGATCGCCGCCAGCGGGTTGATCTTGCCGGCCGCGCCGGACAGAGCCTCGCCGGGAATGCCGCCGCCCTTCAGCCGCTCGGTAATCAGCCGGTTGAACTCCGTCTGCGATCCGACCGCCTGGCGGCGGCCAGTTGCCTGGAAAATATCCATAAGCCGCTCAAAGCCGCGTGTGACGGCCGCGCCATTCGGCAACTGCTGCATCGCGGCGCGCAGATTGCGGCGCAGCTGGCGATCGCCGACAAGCCTGGCGCGAGTCATTGCACCGCCCCATTGGTGACTGCCGCCGACAAGATCGCGGGCCGCCTGATGATAGCCCTGCTCGACGCGCATGCGCACGACGTTCGCCGTAGCGCGCGGGGCGCGTCCGGCCAATTCGCCAAAGACTCGGCCCGTTTCGGCGGCCGTGTTCGGTAGCGGCGATTTCGGCAGCAGCGCATTCAGCGCGCCCTCCGTCGTTCCCGCGTCGGCGGCGCGCCCGAGCGGTCCGGCCTGCATCGGCTCAAGCGTGCCGCGGCGCATGCGCTCCTCGATGTCGAGGGCCCGGCCATATTCGCCGGAGGTGCGTCTGCCGGCATCGCGGACTGCATCGGCGTCGCGGCCATAGCCGGCCGATTGCTGCATGTTGCGGTTCGGGTCGGTGACCGAGGCGACGTTGCGCGAGCGCTGGTTGAGATATTTCTTGACCTCGTTCAGCACGCCGACGCTGTCATCCGGCAGCCCCTCGACATAGCGAGCGAGCTGCGGATTGTTTCTGACCGCGTCCAGCGCCTCGTCCCAGCCGGGCAGGTGGCGCAGCGTGTCCATCGTGCGGGCCGGCACCCGCGCCGTCGCCGCCCGCGCATAATGAGGCTCCGCAATGCGGTTGATCTGCTGGCGCGTGGCGTTGATGGCTTCCTCGGAGGCCTGCGCGATCTGCGGGCCGACAGTATAGGGGCGCATCGGCACGGCGGCGATCTCGGCCATTTGCTGATCGAATGCATGCTGAACCTGGCCCGGCCGTTCCGCCATCACATGGCGCACAGCCCCACCCTGCTGGCTGCCCTCGACGACGCGCTGCAGATTGGCAAGCGAGGTGCCGCTGTTGGTCACCTGCTGAATGGCTTCCGGCCAGGTCAGCGTAATGCCGCGCGCCGCCGCGTCGTCGACAAGACGCGCCGCCTGGTTGATCACGGCCGGATCGAGCCCGGCGAGCGATTCGCCCATCACCTCCCCTGCCGTCCCCGGCCGCCGCAGCAGCGCCGTGGCGCCCAGGCCACCAAGCGCGCCGCCGACGCGGGCATAGGGCTCCAGCACCGTGCCCTCGGTCGCCTGCCCGGCGGCCTCCGAAGCGACGCCCGGAACGCCGGCAAACCAGCCTATATTGCGCAGCGCATTGCCGGGCCCGGCGACTGCCGCCGGCACGAACTCCCCGATCGTGCGCGCATATTTGCCTGCCGTCGTCTTCGGCTCATGCAGTTCGCCCGTGACCGGCTTGATCGTGTCGAGCACCTGCTCCGTCGTCGGCGTCAGCTTCGTCCCCATGGTGGCGAACTTGCCGCGCTGCTCGATATAGTCGGGGTCGTCAGACGCAATACCGGCCTTGCTGGCGCCCCAGCGCATCAGCCGCGCTGCCTCGCCCGGCAACCCGACCAGCCCGGCGGCGCCTCGCGTAATGCCGGCGGTCGCCGATTGCACGACATCGCCGACGGTGGAATCGCCCAGCATCTGCAGCGTCGTTTTCGAGGCATTGCGCAGCTGCTCGGCCGTCACGCCTTCGGAGGCCACATAGCCGTCGAGCTCGTCCTCCGGCGCACCGGCATCGATCATCTTTTTCAGGTTGCGCTTGATGCGGTCGAAATCAGCCATCACTCAAGCCCATATTTCTGCTGGTAGCGCTTCTTGTCCTCTTCCAGATTTTGCTTCGGCGGCAGGTTGTACTCCGGCACTTCGGGAAAATCGCGCACGACTAGCGAGGGATCGATGCCCTGCTGCTGCGACAGCCCGCGGTATCGGTCAGTTGCCTTCGTGGCCTCGCCGCGATAGGCATCCAGGCGATTGCGCGCCACGCCGAGCATTTCCTTGCGCGCTTGCGGCGGCAGCTTGCCCTTGCCCTCCAGCAGAAAGCGCCAATAGCCCTTGACCTGTTCCGGGATCGCCTGGCTTTTCCTGACGGTCTCGAACTCGCCTTCGCGCACGACGCTGCCGGGGTCCATCACTTTCGCAAGGCCGTAGACCAGATCGAGATCGGAGGAGGCGGTGTCGGAGGCGGCCGAGGTCAGCATCGAATTGTAGACGCCGACGCCGTCATCGTACATTTTGACACCCGTCTGCCCACCATACTCCTTGCGGAGCGAGGAGACGTTTTCGAATGTCGGAGGCTCGACGCCGCCGCCGGGCTGGTCGATGAACTGCCTGGTCTGCTCGTCGAAAATCCGCCCGCCCTTGCCGACGACCTTGAAGCCCTCGGCGCTGGCCTTGCGTTGCTTCAGCTCCATGTCGAGCACGTCCTTGACCTTGCCGGCCTGGGCAAGCACATAGTCGCGGGTGCCGTAATCCTGCCACTGCTCGACATTGAGCCCGGCGCGCTGGGCGGTCTCGATGGCCATCGCCCATTTCTCCGGCGTGTCTGCCGCCATGGCGAGATTGCCGAGGATTTCATTTGACCGTTTCGCCTTGGCCAGCTTGTCGGCGTCCGCTTGGCGCGCCACGTCACGGAAGTGACTCTGCATTTCAACTGCCTTGTCAAGCATGCCGCCCTGCGCCAGCGCGTTGACAGTGCCTTTCTGGTCGCCCTGCTGAAAGGCCTGCCCGGCCTGGCTCATCACGTTCTGCTCGCGCATCACAGAGCCGACATTCATCCCGTGCTGATGCTGCGCCAGGATGTTGTTGATGTTCGGAATGTAGGGGTTCGCGAATGTCATCAGAAGTACGCCCTGTTGCTGAGCGGGTTTTGCCCGGATGCCAGCCCTTGCTGGTACATATTATAGCCCGCGACATTGGACAGCCCGCCGCTAAGCGCATTGCCGGCGCCCATGATCCCCTGGCCCTGATACATGCCTGCCTGGGAGAGCAGATTGCCCTGCTGCGCGGCCGATTGCTGGCCGAAGCCGGCGAGCGCCCCGGCGGCGTTGCGGCCCGTATCGACCAGCCCGCCGAGCTGTGACAGCCGGTCCTTATACTGACCATAGATCGCATTCTGGCCGGTCGTCAGCAGGGAATTCGCCAGCCCGCCGCCGGTATTGCCCAGGATCGAATAGCGCTTCATCGTCTCCGAAAGCGCATTGTTCAGCGAGGTCTCGAAGCCGGGGTCGTGTTGGAAATCGTCGTAAAAGCCCTGCTGGGCCTCGCGCCCGCGCAAGCCGACGCCCGTTTCATACTGCTCCAGCGCCTTCTCGCCGGCGCCGGTATAGGGCGACATCAGCTCCTTCGTTTCCTCGAACTGCTGCGCCTGCAGCTTGGCAGCCTTCTTCGACGCATCGGCGGCTTTGCTGGCGCCGTAGATGGACGCGCCGGCGCCGATGACGGCGGAGCCGAGGAGGGCGGCTGTCGTGCCGATTGCCATGGTTTAAACGTCCTTAGAGAGTTTTGATGAATTGCTCTTCGAGCCGGGCGTACCCCATCCGGCGATAGAGATCGGAGACAGCGGCCGAGGGCGAGACGACCAGGCTCTTTTTGACGCCCCTGGCGCGCGCCCAGTTCTCGGCCTTCAGCAGCAGGCGCACGCCGCAGCCCCTTGCGCGCGGCAGAACATACCAGCACAGCTCCGACATCACGGCCTCGCCGGAATGCGGGTGATGCGTGGCAATGACGCCGATCGTGCCGACGATCTCGCCGGCTTCCTCCGCCACAAACACCGCGCCATGCGGCGCCTCGATCAGCATGGCGGCAAGCTGGGCGATCGCGGCCTCGTTGATCGCCAGATGCTGGCCGTAGTCGCTTTCACGCATAAAGCGCACGCCCAGCTCGACCAGCCGCGGGATGTCGTCAGGCGTCGCCTCGCGGATCATGGGGTGTAATAGACCTTGACCCAGATGGCATCGCAGCTTGCGGTTGAAAACGCACTCTGTGTACAACGAATTCGGACCTGGAATGTCGAGGCATTGATCTCAGCCGGGGTCCAGCTTAAGCCCCATAAGTCAGCAGCACCGCCATCATCAAAATTTGTAGGCGTTGATGTGAGAGTGTCACCAGGATTATTTGACGTTGCGAGCGTTGAATCATCTTTACCGACATTTGCATAAGACCACGTGGGGCTTGTGCCAGTTCCCGACAGTTGCGCCCGCACTTCGATGCCGTCGATCGTTGCACCGCCCGGTATGGCCAAGCCGAAATCGCTGGCCTTCAGATCGTCGCCTTCCCCTGAACTGGCGCCTGGAGAATAAGTCGCGTTCGTCCCATCGTCTGCTGTGATGTTCCCAGGGTTACTCCATGCATTTCGAGCTGTTGTATCAACAGTCGCGCCCGCGCCGGCAATCACGAAGCCTGTATCGGTAGGCGCGCCGGCTGTCTGGACAGTCGGCACCTGCCCGGCGATCTCCAGCGCTCCGGCCGGCGCGGCAATCAGCTGATCGACCTGCAGAACCGGCGCCAGTCCGGCAATCTCCATTGCCCCCGATGGCGCCGCGATCAGCTGGTCGGGAGTAATGCTTGGCGCCAGGCCCGCCATGATGATCTGCGCCGCGGGCGGTCCGATGACAAACCCGCCAGGCGCGATATTCAGCTCGCCGACGCAGAAGCGCAGCCGGGCGAAATAGGCCTTCCACTCCTTCGACCAGTCGCCGGTCTCCGGGTCGTGGATCTGCTTGTTCTCCGGCCGCTTCAGCGCACAGGTCGAGCCCATGGAGATCAGCAGCCGCTCGATCAGATTGAACTCGGCGTCGAGTTCGACATCGAGGCGACCGATCTGCGGCGCCAGCGGCGACCGCGCGGACCGCTGCTGGCCGCGCTCCTTCGGCATGGCTACGGGTTGACCGTCAGTTGGAAGTAGCCGTTGGCGTTCAGCACGATGGTGAAATCGGCGCCGGACGCCGCCACGACGTCGGCGGGCGCATTGTCGAGCAGGCAATAGGCCAGCACCAGATCGCCATTCTCCAGCGTTGTGTCATTATCGGAGCGCACCAGCACGGCATAGCGCGCCGTTATCGAGCCGCCCGATGCCGTCCAGGTAGGGTCGTTGCTGTCGAAGGTGGCAACACCGGAGGTCTGGCTCCAGGTCGGCGTGATCTGGAACCCGTCCGTCGTGTAGCCGTTGGCCTCCGCCACCTCGTTCGCCGAAATATCGGACCAGGTGTCATGCGCCGCGCTCGGCGTATAGGACGAGGTGACGAGCGCCACAAAGAATGTGTCGGTGTCCAGATCGATGCCGCCATCGCCGATGCGCTCGGCGACGTGATCGTAGAGTTCCCAGGCGTCGGCGGTCATGCTGCTGG